ATGCTCGATGTTATTTGCAAGACGCATAAATTGTGTATACTCAATCGTATCCGTCTTTGGCTGGAACTGACGGTAGACGGTGATGTCTCTGTGCAGACCCACAATTTTATTGTTGGGGAATGTCAGCTCGACATAACCATGATTACCGGAAGCACCGGAATAGTCACCAGCGACAGTCTCGGGCAGAAGCGGAACTTCTACCAACGGAATGCCGTAAGGCGCAATACCAGTTACACCAGCACCCCCGTTTGCACGGATGGCACCATTCATGAAGGCCTGCTCACCGAATGTCGAAGCCGGAGCCGGAGCGCCTGCTGTTGCGGCAGTTGCCGAGTTCGGGTTCTGGAGACTGAATGACACGTCCTGAACCACGCCCGGGCCGGTGTAGAACCGCAATTCGTTGCGCTTCTGCAGATATTTGTTCGGCATGTTGCGGAGCACTCTGTCGAACGTTGCGCGGCTAACATTGTTGCCGCCTTCATCCACAACTGTTGCACCAGCAAGGGCGAGTTTAGTAAAGCCATCAAGAGCCTTAAGAAGCGCATTATTCGAAGATGTGTTGCCATTGATCAACAAGTCATCAAGGTCATTGGCTGTCTGACGAGCCATAACTTGAGCCAAGTGATCTTCAAGCGAAGCACCCTCAATGTTGTCTTCCAAAGCTTCTGTGCTAAGTTCCCAGTCCAAACGAAGCTTGACGCTTGTAAGCGAAACCTTTGAGAAGGTAACGGCTGCATTAGCGCCATCGTCTGTTGCCTCAGTTGCCTTACGCATCAAACGAGTGCCGACTGCGAGCTTATCGATTTCCATCGAAGGTGTGCGCATACGAACGACACGAGCGTTCTTCATCAGAACGGATTGATCTACGACATAATCTAAAAACCGATTTGACTGCTCAGGCTTGAGAAGTCCACCGTTTGCATTATTGGTAACGATGGCTGTCGTAGTAACCTCGTTAGCTTTAGCAAGAATTTCTTCTTGTGTTGCCATAGTAATTATTCCTCCTTAACTTATGACTTATAGCCCAGGGAGTTAATAACCCCTTGTGGCAAGTAAACATTGCTCCAAAAAGATTTTTCGGGTTCAGACTTTTTTAATTCCTCAACCTGTTCATCCTCTTCTGAGTCAACACTTTTCTTCATGGCACCAGCTTGAGCGAACTCTTCAACTTTTGCCGTTTGTTCTTCAAGAGCTTTCTCTGTTGCTTCCAACTTTTGAGAAATTTCTTGTTTCTGAGCATCAAAACTCTTGGCAACTTCATCAATCTTAGCCGAGACATTCGCTTCAACTTCGGCCTTAAGCGAAGTGGCGAAATCGTTAAGCTTCTGATCAATGACGGAGCCAAGCGCTTCTTTCAGAATTTCAATATCCATTTCTTCCTCCATTTGATCATTTTTTACTTCGGCTTCAACTGAAGCTTCAGCCTGCTCACTTTCATCAAGTGAATTATCTCCTGGTTGATCTGTAAGCCAGGAAATAAATTTTTTAATTAAGGACAATTTATCACTTTCCTTATCAATAGAATTATCCATAGGTTTCATAGTATCATACTTTTCTTCTTCTTGCAATAAATCAACACTGCCTAAATCAATATTTTCCATTTCTATAAGTTCCTCATAAATATCATCCAACATAAAATCCAATAGATGCGTTTCAGTATACCCATCGTCTTCTAGTTGAATACTCTCAATTTCTTCAAACAAAGCATTTATTAGGTCATCTTTAACGTCTAAATGTTCAATTTCTATTGATTTTTGGGCCCTTTCTTTTGTGTTGCGATATCTCTCTAGAAGCCTGCGTCCTTTGGCAGCAAGTCGAGCGGCATCGGAACGATCCTGAGGCACCGGCTCGCCCCAGGCTGCTGCAGAGAGAGCAAGACGGGTGGGTTTACCATTCGGTTTCTTCATCGGACCAGAGGGGTTGGTAAAGAATCTTGTTAAAAAAGAACCTTTACGACGCATCTTCTCTGGAGTATCAGCCGCACCCCTTACTCCCGGTTTTAAATTAGCCCCCTCTGTTTGTTTAAAATGCCTTCTGCCGGCTGCTGTTAATCCGCCTTTGGGATCTTTTAATGGCTGTTTTTTTTCGATGTCTTCATCTATTGTTAATACATAATCAAGAACACCATCATCTGCTTTTTTAATAAGATCGATAACTGCAACAGCATTGGCGGGGTTGTCAACAAGACTTAATTCACCAAGATCATATTCTTTGATAATATGAACCTGTCTACCATTGTGAATTTTATTCTGCATCATTTCTTTTCTTATTATCTTCCCACCAATTGAAAATGCACGAAGTGTGCCATCAAGAATTTTTTGCCATGTACTTTCTGCACCTTTAGAAATATACGCTTCAACTTGAATTGCATTATACTCTTTACCATCTGGGTCGTTAATTTTTATCGGTTTATAACTAATTGCTTTACCAACAGCGATTGGAGCATGCATTTCACGAATATTACCTTGCCAATTTTTAAAAGCGGACAGGGATGCTTCAAAATCAACAACATCGCCAACTTTATCAATATTGTCGGCAGTTGCTATTCCCAAAATAATTCGTTGTTCTTTTTTTATAATATCGATTGGAAAAGATAGATTAAAGTTGGTCATATCCTATTCTAGTATAATTCAATAATTTATTATATGGCAAATTATCCTATGGCATAGACAGCCAGCGTAACCCCCGCTGTCATGACTTGGAATTGTGTATAATCGCCTTCAATCTCAACATAGTTTTTCCCTGCCGGAATTAAGACCTGGTGTGGACCACCATTAAGTTTAACAACCGCATTAGTAGATGCGTGCGTATTAATGAAGTGAATACATTTTGTATGACCAATAAGTGTTACAGTATTTGCTGTACTATCAACTGCCGTATTGGAATATACAATTCCCATTGCATAACTCATTGTATACCTCCTGAATTATCTTGGTTTTGACCTCTTTCAGCCTGATCTCCAAACTGCCTTGGGTCTGTAGATTGCCCTTCTGAATCTGCTCTTGCGTTTCTTGGAGCAATTATATCATTATTAGAATTTCCGAACGGAGCCCCCGGCCCTTCTTTTTCTTTCTTTGTTGGGAAGGGCAGCGGCTGATCTCCGCCGGTTCTTTCTGGCAGGCCCAGGGTGGACCTAACCTCATTAGGACTAATAACCTCTGTTCTAAGATATCTATCATTAATTCTAGATTGAATATCTTCATCAACAAGATCTATGCTCTTAAATTTAAGAATAAATAAATCCGTAAGCTCTAGCATAACTCTATTTATTCTTTTTTCTACAACTGATTGATCTGGTGCAACAACTTGCATTTTAAATGTCTTATCTGCATCTCTTGATACTGCTAAATTTGCATTATCATAAACTCCAACCTTGGGGGCCGGTACTCTATTGGCAACAAGAATTTCATCTCTATTTGATTTTCTATATTTATCAAATGAGGCATCTTGAATACCAGCCTCTAACTTTTCAAATTTAATATCACTATCAGCCCCAATTGAAGCTGGAATTGGAATAACAAGAGTACCGTGATTGCGACCTTTAACTTCTTTTCTAAAATAATTAATAAGTTCTTGTTTAGATTTATTACTAAGTTTTGCACCTTTTAAAATTATAGCATATCGAGGAATAGCTTTATTTTCAAAATAATCAATGTTGTATTCTTTTGCAAATTTATCACCTACAATTGCAGCGGCAGCAGAGACCGCAGAAGGAACACCATAATATGTATTTTTAGGAGAGTAAATCTTAAAGTGAATAATTTCATTTGGTCTCGGATCTGAATTGATTGGATCTACAGATTCTTTGTCTCCATAATTTTTAAAATATACTGCTGAAATTTTATTACTTCTTGCAATTTGCACAAAACCATCCCTCTTTCTCCTTACTCTAACAAGAGTTCCCGGGACATGACCTATATAGCCAATATTACCAGAATTATTTCTACCTATTTCTAAATAACCATTTCCAATTGTTAAAACATCTTGCCAAACTTTTATCATTGTTTCAATAAAAGTTTCTTCGACATTTATATTTTCAAAAAAATTTTCAAGTCTTTCTTTTTCATCTTGAAGTTCTTTTCTTACTCGAAATAGTTTTTCTTCATTATCTGCAGATTTTTCAATTTTTCTTCTGGCCTTTAATGTTTCTTTAAATTCAAAACCGAGACCAACCGTATTCATAACTCTAGCACTTACTGAAGCGTTATGTATTGCACTAGAATCAAAAAGACCAGAAAGATTATCTAAATCATATGGTGGATTAACAATATCATATAAGGTATATCCATCTAATGTTTCTGGATCAATATATTTAGTTCCGGTTCCGTCTTCACCAACATATTTTTTAGAAAGTTTATTTGCTTTTCTTTTCATTTTTGGAGATAGGCTGTTATAATTTATTTTTAGAAATGGATCTTCTACTATAGAGGTTGATTCAAAACCAATATATGATAGATCTTCAATTTCTTGATTAATAAAATTGTCTTCTACGTGTACCATTTTTTTTTCCATAATTTACCTCTTTAAATTATCAAAAAAATCTTCATATGGATCTGGAACTAAACCATCTGCAAGCCGCTCGGCTTGATCATCTCTTTCAGACGGTGTAACTTTCCTTGCCCCGTGAACCCAAGCAATCTCGCCTTCATTGCTGTCGGTCCAGTATCTTGCTGCTTGCGTTACTTTTTTTTCAATATCTTCATCACCAACAAAGCCCTCTGCACAGAGGACACCATCACCATCCGATAAAGGCTTGCCGTCTGGCATAATCCAAATACAAACCCCATAAGTTCTCGGAGGAACCCAAAGTTGACTTTTTTT